AGCACATATCTCTGGTAATTCATTGACGGTGATTATCAATGGTATTTGTGGTAGCTTGAATTTGCGTGCATGTTTTTACACACTATTCAAACCACCGAGTTTTTCTGAGAGGAAACCATTCCGAGATTTTGTCAAGTTAATGACTTATGGAGATGACAATATTGGATCGGTATCACCAAAAATTGAAGGTTTCACAATCAAAACTATTTCAAACTTTCTGGCAAAGCATGGTCAAACGTATACTATGCCAGATAAAGAGAGTGAACTCCTTGATTTTCTCCCTAGAGAAGAATTTGAATTCCTTAAGAGGAAATCAGTTTACTGTAAGGAGAAAGGAGTCCATGTGGGAGCTTTGATTGACAAGTCTATATTTAAGATGCTGCACATGTACATGCGACCAAAGAAATGTGAGAATACGCCAGAGTTGGCCTGCGCCTTGAATATTGATACTGCCCTGAGAGAGTGGGCAAATCATGGCAGAGATGTATATGAGAAGCGCCGTGTGCAACTCAGAGAAGTAGCACGACGTGCAGATATTACGCATCTTTGCACACAATTGGATGTCGATTTTGATGAATCTGTACTTGATTGGAAATGTAAATATATGCCAGATGGCTTACCAGTCGTGCAAGAGGAAGTTTTTGATGTCCAGTGTGGTGATGAATTATGTAAATATATATGCCCAGTAAACGATCTGGGCCCTACGGGAAAGCAAAATCGTAGATATGTATTGGTTACCTATTTGTAAATGAGTCTAGATATACTCAGATATTTATATGGCTTGCATGTTTTGTATAATAACTGTCTCCGGTGTGGTTATTGAGTGTGGACCACATCTTGTATTACACTTGCTACTTTGTATAATAAAAATAAAAGTTGTGTCGATTCGGTGGATTCGGTCGATACTCCTAATTGGAATTCACACAAAGCGCTACGTGATCTAATTAAAGAATCACGTAAGCAGAGATCATTGAAATATGGTCTTTACAGAGCACCCAGCTTTTTGGGGGGTGACTACTGTACAACCTGTACATTACAAGAGATGTATTGTACGTGTATCTTTTCCAACCAATCTGGTATGGAAGGGATACGTATTGGACTCAGTGCAAATGACACTAAAGAACAGAATGTACAATTTTCTGATCAAATGCAGACTCCAATATATGACGTTGTTGCCACAACAGATCCAACAAGGACTCTAAATGATGGCAATGACATGCCTCTGAGCGATTTTGTTAAGAGGCCCACCCTGATTACTACCCTAGAATGGGGTACAGGAGCTGAGTTGCAGGCCAAGATTGACCCCTGGACGCTATTCTTCGAGAATCCACGTATCATAAATAGAATCAACAATTACAAACTAATGCGTGCAAAATTGCATGTAAAGTTCGTGATTAATGGAAATGGTTTCTATTTTGGTCGTGCTATCGGAGCATATCTACCAATGGATCTGTATGACAATATGACAAATTCAGCTGCTACCAACGTGCAGCAGACTTTGATACAGAAGTCGCAGTTGCCTAAGGTCTTCTTGGATCCAACAACATCACAGGGTGGTGAATTAGTTTTACCGTTTTTCTGGCACAAAAATTATTTAAATGTGCAACAAGCAGAATGGAGAGCTATGGGCGCACTTTTGGTGCAATCTATTAATACTCTACATCATGCTAATGGTGGAACTGGTTCTATCAGCATCAATGTATTTGCATGGGCTGATGAGGTTCAATTGAGCGGATTGACCGACATTGATTCTAATGGACTAGTACCTCAATCTGGTTCAGAAATTGATGAGGCCAATGCGAAAGGAGTGATATCGGGACCAGCTACAGCTATTGCTCGTGTTTCTAATGCTCTAGTACACGTACCTACTATAGGTCCGTTTGCAACGGCAACATCTGCATTAGCAACATCTGTTGGAGGGATGGCTAAGTTATTTGGCCTCAGCCGTCCTAACCATACTGTTGATCCTTCTCCTTATCGCCCCACCCTTATGTCGTCGTTAGCCACAACAACGACACCGGATAACGCTCAAAAATTGACCGTTGATGATAAACAGGAACTGACTATTGATCCGGCAATAGCAGGCCTGTCGAGTGAGGATATGCTTTCCATTAAAGCGATTGCAGCGCGTGAATCTTTTATTACTAAGTTTACGTGGCCTCTCGGAGCACCTACTGGAAATTATTTGTGGAATTCCGTAGTGACACCCGTGATTTGGGATGAACTCGGAGATCCAAAAGGATTTTACTTTCCAGCATGTGCTGCTGCGGCCCTACCCTTTGACTATTGGACTGGTACTATGAAATTTAGATTTCAAATTGTTTGTAGTGCCTTCCATAAGGGTAGACTGCGTGTTGTATATGATCCTGAACATCTAAGTGGATCAGACACATATAATACGACTTACTCACAAATTGTGGATATTGCCGACAAGACTGATTTCACTTTTGAAGTAGCAAATTCACAAACGCGAACGTTGTTGAGGCATTCTAGGCCTGGGTTTGCTACTAAGGAGTCTGTCTACAACACTGTCCGCCACACTTCCACATCATCTATTGGTAATGGTGTGATTGGCATTCAAGTCTTGAATGAATTGACTGTGCCAAATTCCACAGCTGCTGTGGACATTGAGATTAACGTTTTTGTGTCCATGGGTGACGATTTTGAGGTGTTCGTGCCTTCAGATTATTTTAATAAATTCGTGTTCGCGCCACAATCTGGTGAGGAATTTCCGAACCAGAGTGGTGAGATCGTGACCGAGGCTCAGAACACCCCTGAACCATCGTATCCTATACAGCAGGAATCAACATCCATTGCCATTGACAAAGCAGTTAGTCCTTACACAAACTTAGTTTTCTCTGGAGAAAGTATAACGTCTTTTCGACAAATGCTTAAGAGATACAGCCATCATGTTCGTATAGGACCAGATTCAGGTTGTGGCCAAATGAATTACCGCGCAGCCATGTTTCCATTTTTCCGTGGTGCTGTCCCAGGGGCCAAGCATGCAACTGCTGGAGGAGCAACTTACAACTATTGTAATACTGTTTTGACACATTGGGTTACATCCATGTTTTCAGGTTGGCGAGGATCTATGCGCTATAAGTTCGTCTTGAATGGTGACAACTATGGTAACGGTCTTAATGCACCTAATAGACCCCGTGGTATGATGCGTGTTGAGCGTGTGCCACAGGATAATTTCATTGGATTTTGGTTCTTTAATTGGCAACCTAAGCCTATAGCTACAACTACAGATCAAAACTCTTATTTTGGTGTTGTAAGAGAAGGTGATCCAGATAGCCCCAGTTTTTCAGGAGCTGCTGGAGCTGCCTATACCACCACAGATGTTAACAATACTCTTGAAATTGAAATGCCCTTCTATCACCAGGATCGATTTTATCCTGG